TCTTGGCCGTGGTGGCGATCCCGGCCTGCGTCGTCGCGGTCGATGCTGCTCCGGTTGCCGTCGTCGCGCTGTTAGCCGCCGAGGTCTGAGCCGTCTCCGCGCCCGCCCGAGCGGTCTCCGCCTGTGTCCTGGCTGTTTGGGCGGCGCCCGCCGAGCTTTCCGCGCCGGCCTTGGCGATGAGCGCGTCAGCCTTTGCCTGAGCGGCCGCAGCCTCAGACGCCGCCGCAGCGGCAGCCGAGGTCGCCGCGCTGGCCGTGTCGCCGTAGACCTCTTCCAGCACCTCCACAGCCTGACGGTTCTCATCCGCCAGCGTCGCCGTGTCCGTCAGCCTGTCCAGCACGTCCTGAACCGGCTCGCCCTTCAGGTGGGTGGTGTCGCCCGCGATCAGGTCGCCGACCACGATCCCGCATTTGATGTCCGGATCGCTCTTGGCGCCGTTTTTCGCGACGTACTGGAGCGAGACGCAATAGGTCTGGCCCGGCGTCAGCCCGGCGATCTCATACCGCCCATCAGCCCGCGGCGAGCCCTCATAGCCATCGGTCCAGGGACCCGAGGCGCTGGGGCCGTGCTTGATGATGACGGCCACGATGTCCGTCGTCTCGACCGGCGCCTCAATGACGAAAATCGGCTGCGACACGCCGCCGTCGCCGGGCGGCTTGGGCATGACGGTCCAGTCTTCCGAAGCGGGCGGCGGCACGTACTTGGGATCGACAGCCGACAGGCTGGGCGACGGCGCCGGTTGCGCAGCCTGGCCCAGCGCCCATGCGTGCTTGCCGTCACTCTCCGAGCGCAGCTCCAGCGTCACGCTCGCCGCCTGATGGTTCGTCGTGGCGCGGCGGACGATGAACTTCTGTCCGGCCAGCGCCAGCTCCGGCACGTCCACGGTGATGCAGGCGCCCGGATGGACGTGCATCAGGTGGACCTTGGACGGCAGGGTCGCCGTCAGGCCCTCGCGCAGGTTCGCCAAGTCATAGGCGGCCAGTTGCCCGGCCTGCTTGGCGTTGCGGACGTGCGTGTACTCGATCTCCAGCGACCGCGGCTCGCCCCGGTCTTCGTCGCGGTAGACGGAAGACGTGACCTCGCCGGCCGGGACGTACTGCCAGCCGTTCGCCTCCGACTTGTAGCGCGGGATGATCGTGTTCTTGCGCTCGCGGCGCGGCGTCAGCGGCCGGATCTCTGCCTGCCCGATCAGGTCGTCCCGCGTGTAGGTGTAGGTCGCGACGCGCGGGGCGTTGACCATGACGCTGATCTGCGCGCCACGGCTGATCGGCTCGCCGCCGCCCGCCTGAAGCATGGCCAGCAGCGTCTGGAACTTGCCGTCGCCCGTCGACCACTCGCCCGAGATCATCCAGCCGTTCGCGTCGGCAATGTTGGCGCCTTCCACGAAGGCGGGAATGTCGATGGCGCTGTCCGGCGCCCCGATGCCCGCGATCCGCTTGGTGCGGTCGATCGTTCCGTCGACGTTCAGCTTGTAGTGACCGCGCACCCAAGCGAGGGCGTGGTCGTAGGGGTTCTCCGACCAGCCCCAGGTGCGCCAATCGTCCCGACGCTGGGGACCGCTGCCGCCCGGATAGGTGCTGTCGTAGCGAGGCTGCCAGACCTTCATCCAGCGACCGATCCAGCGCGGATCGGGGACGCCGTTGGTGAAGACATCCCTGTCCTCCGGGTTCTTCGCCAGCACCATCGTCCAGAAGGAGAAGGAGACCTGCGGCGCCGCGTGCTGCGTGCCCCAGCCCGTCAGGCCGGGATTGCCGTACTTCAGCCCTGTCGGTGGAAGCAGCGCCGCATCGCCAGGCAGGCCCAGCGTCGTCCGCTGCCACATGTCGGCGGCGTAGAAGCCGGTCGCCTCGTTCTGCTGGCCGGTGAAGCTGACGGTCGCGCCGTCCGCCTCGAAGCGCGGAACCTGATCGATCGGGCCGAGCGACAGCGCCACGCCCAGCGACATGGCCACCTTCTTGTAACCCCAAGTCGCCTGAAAGACCTTGTTGCCGCCCAGCGCCGTGTAGCCCATCGCGCCGCGGACTGGTGCCTTGGGATCGGGCTTGAAGTCGAGCGTGGTGCCACTGGACGGCGTATTCGGGCGCATCAGGGCGGCAGCCGCGACCGAAAGCCCGATCATGGCGCCGGTCTTCACCGCAGCCCCGGCCAGAGCAATGGTTGCGCCTTCGCCGATGGCGGCCATGACGCCGATCTTGGTCAGGCCGACAGCCGTCGCCGTCACAGCAGATGACCATGCGGCAGCCGCCCAGGATGCGACGACTGGAAGGGCTTGAGGCATTACAGAACCCTCCAGGCCGCTGTGTATTGGTGATTGACGATCTCGCCGCACACGCCGTCCAGAAACCCGAGGACGTTGTTGCGGTGCAGGACAACCTGCATGGCGTCGCCCATGCCGCCTTCGCCGGCGACGCAGCAGATATCGCCTACACGCGCCTCTGCCGGCGCATCCCAACGCGGAAAGTGCTGATCCATGATCTCGGCGAGCGACGAGACGCCCAGGCGCTTGAGAGCACGGCGCGCACCGACGGGCGTGGAATACGATCCCGCTTTCAGCAGCGAGGCTTTGAAGCCCAACTGCTTCAGGTGGAAGGCCACCATGCGGGCGCAGTCCGTCCTGCCCAGAACCAACAGTTGTCCGTTGAACCGGGCGAAGGTGGCTTCCGTGGCGGCCACCCGCAACTCAAGCTCTGTCATACTTGGTCGTATCTCGCGTGGTCGTTGCCGCCGCCGATGGAGCCGTTGCCGCCGCCGTAGGAACCGCCCGAGCCCGAGGACGGCCCGTTGTAGCCCCAGAACAGCTTCTCACCGGCGTTGGTGACGTGCTGGAAGGCTCGGGCGCCCGAGCCGAACAGGTACGTCCAGAAGGCGTCGTTCCAACGATGCCCCTCGTTGTCGTCGAACAGGCGCTCCCAGATCGTCGCCAGCTCCAGTTCCAGCAGCGATGAGTTCTGGGCGTGGTTGAACCCAGCGTCGTCCAGCTCACCGACGAAGCGCACGTCAGGCTCGCCGATGACCTGGCCGGTCTGCCGATCGATGGCGGCGGCGTAAATGGTGACGGGCGAGCCCTGGGCGCTGGGCGCAGTCAGGGCGGCGATGGCCGCGTTGCCGGTCGGCAGCAGTTGCACCGTCTGGCGGGGCGCTTCGGTGCCCTCGGCCTCGGTGAACTCGCCGAAGCCCGCAATCTTGCCGAAGTCGGCATCCTCGGCCGTGTACGACTCCCCGCCCCACAGCACGAAGCCGGAGCCGTCAACGAGCCGGATCGTCTTAGCGGGCAGTTCGATCTTAAGCAGGTGGACCAGCAGGGGATTGCGGGCCTGGAGCGCGGCCAGCATGGCCGGAGACATGGACATCAGGCGCGCTCCTTGATGGTGAAGCGGAACGGCAGGTACTTCGACCGGCTTGTGTTCCAGGCCTGTTCGTTGCCCTGCACGAAGCCCTCGATCTTGGGCTCGAAATCCAGGGCGGTCCCGGCCGGGGGCTGGCGCCGCAGCATCGGCTCGATTTGCAGGGTTGCCGTGGTGCCCGCGCCGACAACCACATCCGCGACCGCGACCTGATAGAGGTAGGACTGCCCTCCGATGACGAGGCTGAAGAACTTCCCCTCCCGGATCACGTCGCCGGGGATCAGGCCGCTGACAGGCAGCGACGTACCCGCCGAACCAGCCGAGGCGACGACGGGCGAACCGTAGGACCGGGGCTTCACGCCGGGCTCAGGGAAGGCCAGCCGCACCGTCTCTTTCAGCCCGCGCACCAGCCGCGACAGGTACTTCATGCCGTGATCGGCGTACTCGGCCGGATAGGTCTCGACGTCGATGGCCCAGCGATCCCCCATGCGCAGCACCTTTGACTGCGGACCGCCCAGGATCGGGTCTTGGTCGACGCCGAAGCTGACGTAGCGAGGAACCGCCTCCTTGATCGGAGGGCAGGCAGGAAGTTCGATCATCCGACAAGGCTCTGTCTGCGGCGCATATTGGCGGTGCGCTGTTGGTCCTGAACCGTGGCGACGCCCATGGCTGTCGTCTGCACACTGACGCGGCCGGAAACCGCCTCGATGGTAGGCTGGAAAAGGGCGCCTTCTTCGACAGCCATCTTGATGATGATCGGCTGCTGCTGGGCCTGACTGGCGCCGCTGATCCGGTTGACGGCCGCATTGACGCCGGGGATCACCGACCGCCCGACCACGCCGCCTTGCGCATAGCCAGGCATCCCGCGCCGCATGGCTTCGACGGTCGCAACACCGCCCGCGCGCGCAACATCCTTTTGGGACCAGACGACCTCGCCCTTGTGAGCGACGCCTGCCGGTTGATTGACCCCGCCCGGCCCGGTGTAGCCGCCTTCTGAGAAGCCCGGCAGCATGGCGAACCTGGTGATGTTGGCGCCCGCAATGGCCGCCGCCATAGACGCGCCCGCCGCTGCACCGGCCGCCGTGATCGACGCGGCCATCGACGCTCCGGCCGCCGCGCCGGCGCCCGTAATGGCGGGCGTGACCGTCGCGGCCATCGCGGCCCCCTGGGAGGCTCCCTCGGCCACGGCGTCGACGCCGCCGAAGATGCTGTCGAAGATTTGCTCGCCAGCCTTCTGGAACATCCGGTCGGCGAAGTTGCCGAACTGATTGGACAAGAAGCCCTGAAGGTCGCCCGCCATGGCCGCGCGGATGCCGTCGCTGAACGCCGAGGCGAACAGTTCGCGATGCTCGCCATAGGTCGCGGCCGTCCGCTCGCGGGTGACCTCCTCGGTCGCCCGGCGCTGGGCCTCGGCGGGTTTAAGTCCATAGCCCTCGGCCTGATAGGCCTTGGTCCGCTCGCGGATAGCGGCCTGATCCTGAAGCTCCTTGGTCAGGGCGCGATTGCCGCTCAGCTGGGCGACCGCGAGGCGGTGCTCTTCGCGGGCCAGATCGAGGCCGCGCTTGGCGGCGTCCACGCGGGCCGACTGGATGGCGGCCAGCATGCTTTCGGCCTTGGCGATGGCGCTTGTTTCATCCGCCGTGACCTTGGCCAGCGCCGCGACCAGCTCGCGCTTCTCGACCTCTTCCTCAATCGCGCGGACAGTTTCCCAGTTCTCGTCCAGGCGGGCGATGTCCAGGTCCCAGCCGCGCTTCAGCAGACCCTCTTCGCGCTCCATGGCGCGCGCGCGGGCTTCGTCCAGCTTGGTCTGGACCTCGCCCGAAATGGCCCTCGCCTGCGCGGCCTTGAACCCGGCGTCTTCCAGCTGACGGATGCGCGCCGTGATCTCGGCTTGGCGCTCCAGTTCGCGGACCTTCGCGACCTGCTCATCCAGCTGCGCCACTTCCAGCGCAGTCTGGGACTTCAGGTCCTCCAGCAAGCGCCGCCGCTGTTCGGCCGCTTTGGCGTTCTTGCCCGCGTCCTTGTCGGTGTATTCGAGCGGCGTTGTCGCCTGAACGACCGTCTCCTGCGCAGTTTCGGCCAGCGCCCGATAGGCCTTCTCGGCTTCCTCTGCCTCGATGCGCAGGCGTTTGAGGTCCGTCGTCTCCTGGACGGTATCAATCGGGTTGCCGTTCGGGCCGATCTGGGTAGGCCGCTTCTCTTGAGGCAAGAGCGAGAAGCCAGCCGGAACGCCGCCCATCGAAAGCGATTGGGAATAGGTCGTGACCGGCTTCGACGCGACCTCAGCCTTCGCCTCCAGGTAGGCATTGCGCTTCATTTGCGCCTTGAGCCGCTCCTCGGCGAGCAGGGCGTCGATCTTGCGGCGAATGCTCGCCGTCTCTTCATCATTGGCGGCGGCCAGCTTCCTGACCAGCTTCTCCAGCTGGCTGGTGGCAGGCGCGATTTCAGCCTGCGCCTTGGCGTGGGCCTTGGCGGTGATCTCTGCGGTAGTCTGAGCTTTGGCCAACATGACCAGGCCAGTCACCAACCCAGCAACGGCTAGTGTCGCGAGGCCGACAGCGTTGGCGCTTAGCGCGGCCTGAAGAGCCTTGACGGCTCCCTCCGCGCGCGCGGCAGAGATCGCGGTGCGAACCATGCCTTTTTCCGCTGCCAGCCACGAAGCGACGTAATTGGTCCCGATGAATATTGCCAAGGCCTGTGCGGCATCGAGCAGAACGCCCATGTTGTCGCCGAGGAAAGCAACGCCCTTGGTAGCCAACTCCAGCGCAGCGATGGCCGCTGCTGTTCCGCCCTGATCGGCCAGCTGTTTAAAGGTGTCGCCCGCCTGGCGCTGCAGGTCATTCAGCGCCTTCGTCAGGCCCGTGTTCACGGCCTTGGCCGCGCCATCGACCTGGGAAGAGAGGTTCTGGAGGACGACCTGCTGCGCCTCGGCGAACCGGCCGGCCTTCATGTGGGCCTCGGCCCGCTTCAGCTCGGCCTCGGTCAGGGCGAAGCCCCGCTTGCGCAAGTTCGCGAAGCCCTCAATCGGATCGTCCAGAGCCCGCGCCACGGCGTCCAGGTTGGACTTCAGGTCCCCGCCGAACACCGCCGCCATGTCGGTGGCGACCTCAATGGCTTCGGTGAACTCGCGCCGGCCGATCGAGGTGAAGGTCGCTAGCTGCGCTGCCGCGTTCTGGATCTCAGTGGCGCTTCGTCCTGTCTCTTCCTCCAGCTCTCGCGCCCAGGAGGCGATCTGGCCGTAGGTCAGGCCGGCGGCGTGACCGGTCGTCTTCAAAACGGCTTCCAGCCGCTTGGCGGCCTCTTCGCCCTCCCGGAAGTCCTTCACCAGCTGGGCAGCGCCAAAGCTGACACCGAGGGCGGCCAGAGCTGAAGTCGCCATCAGCGCCGAGCGACGGATGCCCATCGACGCGCCATCGACGCTCTTCTGGATTTCCGCCATCGACCGCCGGGTTTCCGCTTGGGCGCCATGCAGCGAGCGGTTCATTTTCTTGATCGTCGCATCGAACTGCGTCGCGTTCGCCTCAATGCGAACCAGCAGCCGATCAATCTCTTCGGCCATGCATACCGCCCATGAAAAAGGGCGGCTCCGAAGAACCGCCCGCTACAGATTTGAACCGTTGCTTGCCTAGCTCAGAGGAACTTGCGCAAAGACCGAGAGACATAGCCCGCCGCGATCACGACCCAGCCAGCGACGAAGCATGCCAGCCCGGTTGCAAGGATCATGTGGCGGATAGCTATCCGATCAATATTTGCGATACGCTCTGGTGCGTCATAAAGGCCGCCCGCAGCGCTCTCGACACCCACGTTGAAGAAGAATGCTCCGAGAGATATGGTCACGCCTGCCAGCACCAGGAACCATCCGCCAACGATAAGGCTTGCCGGTTCCTCAGTTTGAACAGCGGCGTGATGGGTTAGCTCGATCCCATGGCTTTCGCGGTAGGCATCAACAAATACCTGGCGAGCCGAGTAAGCCATACCGCTAAGAGCCGCTTGGGCATCGTGCGGTTTCAGGCCCACAAAATCATCAATGGTCATGTCGCCACCCAGCTATGAGGCGATGACCGTATAACCGGATGTTCGGCCGAGAAAGGCCCTATAATCTCGCCGCCTTCACCGCCGCCTCAAACTCGGCATCGGACGGCGGGCCATCTTTGCTCTCCGCGCCCTGGGCCTTCAGCCAGCCATCATAGGCTCGCATCAGCCGCCAGATCGAGGTTTGGGCGACCGCTTCGGGCGAGAGGCCGATGGCCCCGCCGATGGCGTAGAAGTTTCCGAACCGGAGCTTTCGTCGGGGGAGCGGTTCGTCTCCCCCTCCATCTCCCCCTTCGGCTTGTCCTCGTCGGTGGCGCCGACAAGAGCGGCGGCGATTATGGACAGGCATAGCGGCTTCAGGGCCAGGAAGTCGCCCGGCCCAGCATATCGCTCGACCAGGGCCAGCGCCTTGAACTGATCGACGCCGCCGCCGATCAGGGCCAGGCGAAGCGTCTGGCGCAGGTCCGCCAGCCGCCACCGCCCTTCAGAGATCCGTTGATAGATCTCCTCCGGCCCGGCATCGGTCAGTTCCTGCAGCTCCTCCAACTGGCCGATGGTCAGCCGAAAGTCATAAACGCTGTCGCCAAACGGGGCACGGGCCTTGGCCGAGCGGCTCATTACGGAGCGTCCGCGCCGATGGTCGGCTCGTCAGCCTGGACCATATTCATCGAGCCGGTGGCGTAGCCCCGAGCCTCAGCCTCGACGCTGAACGATTGCAGGATGTAGGCCCCGGCCACGCGCCACACGCCAGCCTGACGGACGCGCACGTTCACCGTCTGACCGACACGCTGCATCCACGCGAGCATGGAAGACGAGTGGACCTTGAAGGACCCGCCGATGCTGCTGTCGGTGCTGTCGACACGCCGCACAATCTTGTCGGGTTGGGAAGGGTCGTCGCAGCGGGGAATGCTCTGCTCGGTCACCGACGCAGTGCGCTCAAAGGAGCGCGAGCCATTGATCATGCAGTCGTGCGCGAAGACCTCGGGGTCAGCGCCATTGCCGATTTGGACAAGGATCGACTCGCCCGAGACGACCTCAACGTATTCAGGTTCCGCCATAGCGGTTCTCCATGTGAAAGCGCCGCCCGGTCAGGGGCGGTTCAGGGTTGAGCGGTTGCTCGGGGATCAGGCGCGAGGCGCCAGCCGGTAGCGAAGATGGATGGCGACGCGGCTGGTCCGCCGGTCCGCCTCACGGGTCGAAAGCACCCGCTCCACTTCGTGAATGACGACGGTGAAGCCGGGCACCGCGATCTTGTCGTTCAGCAGCTTCACCAGGGCTGCCGCAATCCGCTTCACCTCGGGCCACCCCACGGCGCGCGACCAGCAGTCCAACTGAACCGAAATCGCCACCAGGTTGTGGCATTGGTCGCCGTCGTCGCCAGAGGTCATCGGGCCGAACGACACATATGGAAAGAGGTCGTCTGAAACCCGCCCGGTCTCGTCGGCGGGGACCTGGTCATAGATGCGCTTGCCGATCAGCCCGTCCATGACGGCCGATCCGCGCACCGTGGCGTTGATGGCGCCCTGAAGCTCAAGCTGCCCGTCGATCATTTCTTGCGAAGCTCCCGCGTCACGGCGCTGGCGATGCGGCGCTTGATCTTTGGGCCAAGGGTCCGGACGACCGGGTAGAAGTGCGGCACGGCCGGAACCTGCGTCCCGTCCGCCGCGACGTGGCCTAGCTCGACGCGCGGAGCTTTCGGGCGACCCTTGCTGTCCTTGGCGTCGCTGATGACGACGTAGGAGATGTCCCCCAGCCGCCCTTCCTCCTGGTAGATATGATCCACCAGCTTCTGGTCGCCGTCTTCGCCGTCGTCGCGCGGGGCGATGGCCTTCATCGTCGCCACCATGTCCTCCGCGCCCATGAACGCCTGCTGGCCAGCGCGCTTGCGCACATTGGCGGGCATCGCGGCGAACCGGGCCATCAGACGGTTGAGGCCCTCGATGTCCTCGCTCACGTCGCGACCCCGCTCTCCAGCTGCATCAGCAGCCACGTCCGGTCGCCGTCCATGTCGCCGATGAAGCGGATGTTGAAGGCGCGGCTCGGGTCGCGAGCGTCGACCACACGGTCGCCGGTCGTGATCTGACGCGTCCCGCTGTCGTTCCTGACCCAGCAGTCCCACGAGGCCTTACCTGTCAGGCGCCCGGCCTGAACGTCCTCGCCGCCCCGCGTCGGGGTCAGGCTGGCGGAGCGCTCGATACCCAGGTCAGCGAAGTCGCCTTCGGGGTTGCCGTAGCCGTCGTCGCCGTCGATCGGCCGCCGCTGAAACTTCACCCGATGGCGAAGGTCGCCCGCGCCCTTAGGCTTCGGCATTGGTCTTCTTCGCCTTCGGCAGCGACCCGCCCTTGCGGCCGTCGCCGTCGTGGTCCAGCGGGTCCGGAGCAATCTCGACGGCCTTGCCGGCCTTCTCGGCAGCTTCGCCGCATTCCCGGCGGACGGTATAGGCGCCATCCTTCTCGGCCCCGCCATTCGGGGAGAAAGCGATCAGCACGCGGGGCTCTTCGCTCGGCGTGTAGTCGTAGTCTTCCAAAAAACGAACGCGCATGGCGGGTCTCCTCAAGCTAAGGCGGGATCGCGGTCGCGGTGGATGAGGGCGCGGACATTCGAAGTCAGCACTGTTCGGCGTCAGCGCCTTTGGCACAGATCTGGGGTTGCGGATAATGGAGGGATTGGGTCTCGTCGCAGTGACGTAAGGAACGCAGATGAGACCCAATCCC